ACGGTACGCTGCTTTGACTTTGTCCATCATGGACCCGACATTATCGGGCGACGCAGCGTCAGCCCCTTTCTCACGGGAAGCTCTACGGGCCATCCTACTAAGCGTGTTCAAAGCCCCGGCAGTTTCTACCCAGAATTTTGACTCAGCACCTCCCAAGGCAAACTCCATGGCATAAGCCATAATTTGTTCATAAGGCCCTCTGGGGTCAGCGGTCATGTCTATACCGCTGGCATTTTCAAAAGCTTGTCGCAGGTTTTCGGAGCCTATTGTAGCGAGTCCTTCCTGTGCGGCTTTTATACGATCTTGTACAGCAGAGGTATCAGCAGGTACTGTAGCTCCTCCCCTCAACTCTCCATACCTTTCACTAAGCCACCCGACCCCCTCTGTAGCTGCACTAGCTGCTGCAAGAGGCATCTGGGCTACGTCGGCGGGGAGGCCCACAAGCTGCGCTGGGGCTCCTTTTAGTGTCGGCCAAAAAACTCTGCCAAAGAAGCCTCTGCTATCTGCAAACATTCCGGGCATGTTCCTAAAGGCGTGTTGCAATACTTTTGTTTGAAAGTCTGTGTCAAAAGCCCCTTTGTTTGAGAGGGCATTTAGCACACCCCTGTGCCCTTCTGTGTTACCTTTCTTCGCTCCCCACAACTTTGGGTGAAACTGTAGTGTATGTGTCTTACGGTTTTGGTCCGTGACCTCATAGGCCCATTTACCGTCTTTGGACAAGCCTAAGTAGTCTGCATTTTCAATTTGTAGGTCAGACATCAGTTAGTTATTCCTGGTGAAAGCTGCTTCATGTCAATTCTGTCGAAATACCTTCTGTAGTAAGGTCTTTTTTCTACTCTTGTGTACATGGCTTTAATCCTAGGCCATACATCCATCCAGTATGCTATAGCATCCCGTGCGGCTATAGCTTCTTCAGTGTTCCCTGCTAATTTCGCTGGGGGAAGCGCGAGAGCCTTCCGGTATAGTTCAAAGTCCGCCAGCAGTCCGTCCTCACCCTCAAGGGGTATTATTTCCGCAAATTCATTTTCTGTGGGTTGACCACGGCCCAGCTCTCCAGAGGTCTGTTCTAAAAGCAGGTCTGCATTAAAGTTTTCTTCTTCATTTGCCCTAAGATTTATAACGCCGTCAGATCTTCTTGGGTTATTAACGTCCGCATACTTAGGAACAAGAACATATCTATTCCCATCTCCTCTGCGTTCCGAAATAATATCCAAAACCCCATTTACTCTGTGCGGCGTTATTTTGGAGAGAGTCATTCCCTCTATGTCTGCTTTTAATGCATCCGTAGTCTGACCCTTATACCAGTCACTGTGGTAATTGAGGGATGGAGTGACGTTTTGCATCTGATAGCCTCTTTCTGCCATCCTTTTGTTCGTGTTGTCGTTAAACGCTACATGACCTGACTCATACATAAGGCCCTCAAGGATTCTTTCGGCAGCTCCCCGTAACTGCATAAGTAAGCTATAGTTCAGTTTGTCTGCGGTAGTGATGTTGGGAGCAAGCTGCCGCTGTTGTTCTACGTCCTTGTCCGACAACCTGCCGCTGTTAAGTTGCTTACCAAGCATCCGGGCAATGCCGTTGGCGGATAAGCGCATGCGAGCAACTAGGTTATTTAATTCGCGGTCCCCCATACCAATAGCAGTTCGCAGGGCTGCTACCCGCCCCGCTATTGGTCCTTCAGCCCACCCTATCCTGCTGGCGGCTGCTATGATGCTATCTAAGTCATCTAAGAGATTTAACTGTTCCACCACGGAAGTTTTTACGGCTGTGGCAGTTCCGGAGCGTTGCTCTTTTTCTCTTGCATCCCTGTATTTTGTAAAAGCTTTTCCAAAGGCTATCCTATTCTCGCTGTCTAGATTTCCTTGGGCTATATCTCCCCCACCAGCGGCTGCTACAGCCTCTACGTCAAGCCTTAATTGTGTATCTCCCCCATCTAATGCATTGGGGTCAACCGCAAACAATTTGGGATTGTAGTTGATGCCTGTAAGAATAGGGAAGGCCCTACGCCGGACACGGGGGTCTAAATTAGGTACGTTAATACCCTCGGGGCTGTCAGGGTTTGCTAGGGCAGCTACGGGCTGGTTTTGAGAACCTAGCTCCTCAAGTTCTCTAAACCTGACTGCGTCAACCGCTCTTGCCTCACCCACGGTGGGTGCAGCGTCAGTAGCGACAATAGTACCGTCACCAAACACCTCCGAGTACCCCATTTGTGAAAACTGCTCTAACGCCCTAGTAATAGCAGTCTCTACTGGTTCCCTGTCAGAGGACCTGTCCAGCTTACTGACAAAGGACCGGAACACAGTTTCAAGATGCTCCTGCTGTTCCTGTGTAAGGGGAACGTTCCCCTTGTGTTCAAATAATCCCGGCTCTCCCTCTGCGGGTTTATACAAGCCCGTAGCCCCGGCACCTATGTGGTTAAAAAATGCCCCTCGGTTGATTCTAAAGCCTTCCCTGTCGCCTGTATCGGGACTTGTACTGAATATGCTTCCCGCCTGTGTAAAGTTTTGAATAGCTTCTTTGTCCCATATTGGATCATCTGCGGTGGGCTTCTCGTCATAATCGGTAAGGGTCTTTAATCGGAAACCTCGAACCAAGTCTTTTAGTGGCTCGTCCTTAGCCAGCACCTCTGTCCATGGTTTATATGTTCCGTCCTCCATGAGTACGGATTGTTGTAACACACCATCTTGCTCATACTGCTTGAACACAAGTGGGACCTCACCCCCTACGCCAGCTTGTTTTGCTGTCAAGGCCTTGTTTTTACTGTCCACTAAGACATAGTCGGACAGATGCTCCAGTTCTGCTGCATCCGTACTTTGACTATCCGCCCAAGTACCTGCTGGCTGAAGGTTTTTAGCTTCCCCAGAGGTATAGTACCGTGTACCGTCCCCCGAAGCATCCCACAGTGAGTTTACTCCTTCGGGAGCATCCGCCGTGTAGATTGTTTTTCTGACAACGGGGACTACCTCGGCCCCTGTTATGGTGCCATCCTCATCTCTGATTATTTTTTCCCAATCCCCAGTCAAAGCCGTGGTGGAAGGTTTCGGAAGTCCTGCACCTTTGATCCCCACCAACGTACCGTCCAGTTCCTCACCAGATAGGGAACTAAAGGTAGGCTCTCCTGTAATTGAATCTATGGTTTGTATTATAGGTGTAGGTACACCGTCATAGGTAAGATTATCCAGTAGTGTAGATTCTTGTGGAATCAGCCCAAGGGCTGTTGTGGCTATGCTTTCTTTTCTGGCGGCAGCTGCTGCTTGTCTTTGCTGAACATTTTGCAAAGCGGATAGTTTAAGGGCTCTCTCCTCCTGTGCCTGTGCTGCTCTCCTCGCTGCCCGGTTCTGGTAGTCCTGCCCTGTGATTCCCATAAGGTCGGATGCAAGAGGAGACACGACAGACCTTCCAAAAGCTGCAAGAGGAGCTTCTCCTCGCCGTGGTGCTTCTCCTGCACCACCAAAACCTCTTCCCATAAGAGAGAGGCCTATCTGAAGATTCCGCATCCTCCGTGCTTCACGGTCCTGCGCGGCATAGTCGGTAGCTCCTAAGTAATCCTGTAGAAAATCCTGCTCTGCTTGCAGTTTCTCTGGGTCTGGTATTCCGCTCGGAGCTTCCGGATAAATCTTCTCTAAAAGCTCGGAAATTCCTTGGTGTCTCTTTAGCACGTCAGCCATTACTAATGCCTCTTATGCATAGGGGTCTTGGGCCATGGGCAGTGGTGCCTCAGCCATAATTCCGGAAGTGTCTTCCATGGGAGGTGTGCCAGATACAGCACCTACCGCACCTACGAGGGAGTTTGTTTCTGCTGCCATGCTATCAGCTACGGCAGATTTAGTGGCAAGGTCTGTGATACCTCCAGGAACTATACCAGTGTCAGCCATTTCCTCCTGTATCAGCGCACCTATGCCTTGATCCAATTGTGCCAGTTGTAAGGTCGGTTGTACAAGAGTTAAAACGGAATCCGGTGTTCTGTCTGCGTCTTCCTGTCCAACCACCTCTGCGAGCATGGACCTGTAGTCCTCTACGGGGAGGTCTTCGTCCCACACAGCATTCATAATCTCGCGGAAGTCTGTGGCAGACTCCAAGTTATCCCTACTACGAACGGACTCTTCTTCTGCTGCCCCTGTCACTGCTTCTGTCAAGGCCTCCTGACCTGTCTCCTGTAAAGCTTCTTCCGCAGCTTGCAAAATCTCCGGTGGAATCTGGCTTACCTCTAACAGGGGGGGTTCTCCTCCCATCGGAGGGGGTTGTCCTCCGCCTCCTCCTAGCATTGCCGCAAGTTCAGGGGGAATTCCTTGACCGCCCATGGCTGGCATAGGAGGAACAGGTCCACCATTTGCCATGCGGTACATCCGTCGGTTGAGTAAGTTATGGGGCATGACAAGCCCTCCTTCGTTCAAAATACATCTGTTCCATTATCCAGGTGTTCCAAACAAGCCACCACCTGACAGATTATTGGCCGCGACACCGGCACCTAGAAGGCCTGTTCCAAGGCTTGCAAACTGCTGGAAGGAGCTGGGCTGTCGTGGAGATGGGGAGGCGGCGGAAGCAAGAAGAGTCTGGCTAGAAGGCGCTCCTTTATAAATGTCAGATAGCCAACTCACTCTGCCAATAGGTTCATATAACTGACGGGTCCTGTTTTGTTGATCTGCATCAAATCTAGCCTGTTCAAGTGCTTGTTGTTGTGCCCCGGTTTGCAGCAACGTATTTATATCCGTTATTCCGGCCTGTTGACGTGAAAGACCTGCTCCTATCTGCTGCCCGCCTATTCCAGCGGCAAGCTGCCCTATGCCAGAGAGAAGGTTGGCCTGATTCTGTTGTCTACCCTGTTGCTGCTCAAAAGACTGGCTGGCTGCTCCAAGAGACTGTAAGAAATTCTGGGAATTAAGAGCGGCCAGCGCACGGGCTCTTGCATCCTGTAGGCCCTCCTGCAACTGACCTGATTCCAGTCCAAATCTGGAGCCTCCGAAGGACCCTGCTGAATCAGCTTTGGCCGCAAGTTGAGTTCCCGCAATCAACCCTTCTTCGTTGAGACGTTTAAGAGTTTCATCAATGACCTGTTGCTGGAACGGATCTTGAAATTGTTGTAGCTCTTCCGCTGTAGGCTGGAATCTTTGTGCGCTTCCCAAGGCGGACAGTTGTGCTGCTGCCAAGGAGCCCAGACCACCGACCAAAGCTTCTTCTCCGGCTATCTGCTGGGGAAGAAAAGCACCTACACCCTGCTGTGCTGCGGAGAAGGCCTCAAGCTGCTCTGGTGTGAACCCTGCAACTAGTTGCTCCGGAACATCAATGGGTATTCCGGCCAGCGTCCTGGCATCTTCCAGAAGGCCTAACTTTATGGCCTCTATTTCAGGAGCTTCGCGGACTACTTGTTCTTGAATGGTTCTTTCAGGCATGGTCAGGCCCTCATCTCAAAATTACGCATCATGCCGTAAAGGTTCTTGGCCCCGGCATATCTGTCCCCGTTACCGGAAGGGTCTGCCCCTTCTACTGCCCTATTGGTCATAACAAACTCTCCATCAGAGAGCATGGCGGGTATTTCATCAGAAGTCCCGGTTCCGGGCCCCTCAACAAGAAGCTGTCTTCTCGGGAAACCGCCGGTTGCCATTTTCTGTACCATGCCGCCCTTAGCTGCACTGGCAAACAGGGTCGGGTCCAGAGCCTCTTCTGGAAGCCTGTATTTTTCAGGATTTGCTGCAAGAAGGTCGGCCCCTGTTTCTCTATCGACAAAACCGGCAAGGTCCTTCTCAGTGGGCTGATCTCTATCGTCGTCGTCAACGTCAAACAAACCTGCTTCTTTCGCGCCCAAGTAACCAGCGGTTCCGTACAGTCCTAGGTCTATTAAATTGGTAAGACCCTTGTTCTCTGAAGCCCAATCCTCGTCAATGGTTCTTGCTAGGCTCGGAAGTCCCAGCGGACCCTTAAAGCCAAACAACCCTGTCTTGTTTGCTGCTGCTTCCTCTTCTAGCATCTGTTTATACACATCACGCCCCAAATTAGAGCTGGGGTCTATGTTATGAACAGCCATTTTGTCTACATAACGTTTAAGCAAAGGATCTTGGGACGCTGTAACTTCTGGAGTGTCTACAGACGTACGAGCGTCTACACGGCTGTCTGTACCCGATGCTCTTGCTGCAGCGTTTAGTCTTAGTTTAGCTAAATTCTGCTGATAAAGAGCAGCAGCATCCGGATCTGTGGTCGGGAGTCTAGACCCGGGTCTATCCCCCGGTCTATGCGTCTGTGTTGTATAAGGCTGTTCGAGTCCTGTGCGGCGTAGTTGGTCTCCACCCTCACTACCTACGAGGATATCCTCGCCTCTGCTGCTGGGTGGTTGTTGTGTGTAAGCGTTACCAAGATACTGAGGTCTTGTTTCGATTACTGGGACCGGTCTTTCTACGCTAGGGAGATCTTCCCTGAGCGCTGCTTGTGCCTCTAGCGCACCAATGTTTTCTGCCTTGTCACCAAAGCCGAATCTCTCAGCGGTACTTTCATACCCCTCTCCTGTGAAATAGCTGGAGTCTATTCCCTCAAGAGTGTCCCGCCCCGCGAGTATGTTCAGACCACCCTTGAGAGCCACACCCTTAGCCAAATTCAGAGCCAGACGCTTGGCGGTTTTTTTCGGATCAAAATCTTTTCCCTGCTCCAGATACTCTCCCAACATGCCCCAAATCAAGTTGGAACCAGCTGTGCCCGGTCTCAGGAACTGAGGGCCTCCGGGAACTCCTATCTCCTGCCCTAGGAGTGGCAAGAGGGTTGTAAATACTCCGGTGCCCCGTAACTTTTTGACACGCTTCTTTACGCTCTTGAAAATTCGGCTAAAGAAGAACTCAGGTGCCCCTGTGACAGGATTGAGGCTGTTTAACTCATTTCCAACGACATATCTTTCCGGATCAAGTCCCATCTCTGTCATCTGAGTGAAGAGAAGATCCCTTACCTTTGGATTAGCGTTTAAAACTTCTAGTGGAATAACGGTCTCGCCCTCGGCAGCATGGACCACGTAAATGTCACCGTTTCGCCCAAAATCTGCCATCTTTTTCATCTGACCTTGAATAGAAGCAATTCCCAAAGGAGACAACTCCTCTTCAGGGGAAGCCTCTATAAAAGACTGAAGACCGTTCTTAGATTCTATATGAGTTTGTAACATATCAAGAGACCTCTAGTACGCTTGCAAATGCGTATATCTTGCTTGCAGTATCGCAGTTTAACTGGAGCGTATCACCCGTCTCTAATACGAAAGGACCGGAGAGGGACGTGTCGGCAGCGGCAGCCATACTGGTTTGATCCAGTATAACCAGCGTCGAAGAGGAGCTGTCATTTATTTTGGTATAAACCACCACAGCTCCACTATGATTATTGTACAAATTAAGGTTTTTTACAACAGCCTCAGTGGCGCTGGGACAGGTATAAATAGTCACGTCTCCTGTTGCTCCAACCAAAGTAGCTACATTTTTGTACGCAGAAGCCATGTCACTCCATAAACCAGCTTAAAGCATTGGTTTCGTCCACCCCACTAACAACAGCGGGAAAATCTATTTTTGTAAGCGCCATCTCCAAGTCCCGTAGAATTCTTATAAAAACCTCAGAGTCGTATTCTTTCGGAATACTTGGTAGGTTATGGTCGAGTAAAGAAGCCACTATCTTCTCCCATCAGGGCGTATGGCTAGTCGTGTATCCCCCAATGTCCAAGCTGTGTTCACAGCATTACTGGCTACTCTCATAGTCACTGTTCTTCCACGGCACCTTATATCTGACTTCTGAGTAGAAGAGGTCACCGTTGCTGTAGCCGCTGTGGCTAATGAATCATTCGGATAGTTTCTTGTTTTTATAACATAACTGACCGTAGGGTCCGTACCAGACAGTACAATGTCAGGAATGATTTCCGAGACGAACATAAAATTATTGCCATCTTCAATGTCAAAATCAGCCGTTTCTATGAAGGAATCCATAGCAGACCCGTCGTCATTGTCCGTATTCTCATGTACGTAAACTAACTCCGTCCCCCCAGAAGCTCCAGCGCCTCTCGGATTGCTGTGAATATCGGAATCTACCCAAGCTGTTCTGGAGAGTGTCCCTATATCCCAGGTGTTATCTGTGTATTGAAACTTGACATAGCGATCAATCTCATCAGAAGAAGACGATGCATAAAAAAACAAAATCTCGTCAAATAGTCTATTGGAACAGGCAAAGAATTTTCTAGCTTGCTCCAGATTAATGTCGTCAAAAACATATCGGAGAACGGTGCAGGGCAAAACCTGAAGACTACCTGTCCATGCATAAAAATTCTCGTTGTCCATCCAGAACACACGGTCCCCTACAGAGACTACCGAGTTTATGTTTAGAGCCTTAACCCCCATGGACACCAAGGCAAATCCAAAAGTAAAGGGAGGCCCTGTAAACCTCATGGCATACAGGGAGGAATCTGTCCAGATAAGGGTCTCCTGCCTTGTTCGTATACCACAGATAATTTCAGAGCCTGTAGAAAGGCGCTGGCTTCCTGCTGTGTTCGTAGTTTGTGGAGTCCAGTCAAAAGGAGATTCTTGGTCTGACCACCGGACCAAAAGGAGGTCTTGGTCAACGGAACCTAGAGCATTTGAACCCAATGCAATAACATGCCTGTCCGTGCCGGATACTAGAAGTTGTCGGACCTTTGTTGGCGCATCCGAAGCACCTGATTGAGAGGCAAAGGTCGTTCCTCTTGTAGAAAGGCCGAGCGTTTTGTCCCAATAGTAAGGGGTGTCATCTACCACATTAAATATAAGGTCCTCTCCCCAGTTGTCCTGTTGCCATAAACGTAAAACATCTGTGGTAGTAATAGAAGAGGCACCACCAAACGTTACAAAGGAATTTGCCTCTAGTACAGCAGCGCCATCGGCATGTGTTGCCGCAGTGGTTCCTCGGGCTCCTCTGACCACTCCTGCATCTATAGTGTTAGTGGATTTACCTGTGTATAGAATAAGCTCTTGATCTATTAGTATTAAACCTACAAACGTAACACCAGCACTGCTGGTGTGCGCTGCTGCGGTAGTTCCATCTGAGCCTCTGCTTAGATCGTTTAGCACATTTCCGGATTTGGAAGCGTAGCGTATATTTTCGCTACCTATTTTTATAGTTCCTACAGAAGGTAGGCCGGAAGCACTCGCCACGGTAATACTACCTGTTTCGTCCACGGCAACATTGGCAGAAATAGTTGTAGAAGCTGTCTCAAAGTCTGTAGCACTGGTTAGTGCGAAAGAAGTTGCGGCGGCATCTGTTATAGCACCGTTAAGTGTTGTTTCAGAAACCCCTGCTACGGTGCCTCCAAAGTTGGCTGTGCCAAACCCTGTTCCGGAGGACTGTACAGTAAGTCCTTTATTTAGTTGGTACTTAGCCACCGTAGCAGCGCCTCCGTTACCGCTGTCTGAAGCGTTGGCTGTAGCAGAAGCCGTTATTGTATAGGTATTAGAGGTGGGGACTGTTTGAATTTCAAACTCGATATTAAGGACGCCTGCTGTGATGTTACCCCCAAGAGATGCCGCCAGCGTAAAGGAGACATAATCACCGGCAAGGGCTCCATGTCCGGAATCAGTTACTGTTATGGTCGCAGACCCATTTGTGGCTGAAAATGTGGCCGTTCCCGTAGCTGTCTTTCGTATAGGCGTAATGTCATTAAAGGCACCCCCTTCTTCAATGTAATACTTTGCTTCAGTGCCCATTGCCATGTATTTAGAACCGTCCAATGCGGCCCATGTAAAGAGTGACCTCGGCGTTCCTACAAACGTATTTTCGGTTAGGTTCGACCAACCTCCCATTTTTTCTGGTCGGCCCTTACGGAACCGTATCAAATTTGAATCGTACCAACTGTTTTCGCTACTGTATGACGTAGACTCTCTGTTGACCCCCGGATTAAAGACGTACTTTACTAAAGGCATACTAGATGTCCTTCTCCTGTTGCCTCAGTATGTTGGCAAGCTCGCTCTTAGTATATGTTTTAACAAGCTGGCTCTGTATCGGAACTATGCAATACAGAGAAGGAAACTTCTGTCCGTTAAAAAGAGGGGCTTCTGTAGCAGAAACTACAGCTAGTTTTTGTTGCATGTGGGATGCAAATACACGCACAAACGTTATGTTCATGTTTTCTAGGGAATGATGCTTTATCCAAGCCTGAACAGCTTCTTCTTGCAAATCCCTATATTTTGCGGCCCATTTATACTTAAAAAAATTCGTGATGTTTTCCAAAGCGCGACCAGCAAATTTACAAGGGTGACCTTGTTGAATGCTTTGTTCATGGTTTGGGAGCGACGATCCCGATAAATGTGTAGCAGTAGCCTTTACAGGCGACAGCATGACTAGAATAAAGATCAACGGGAGTAATCGCATGACACTCCTCCTACTCAGCTAGTTCAGGCCAATCGTACAAAATGCCTGTCTTGTTTCCTTCGCTATCCCATGTAACAAACAATGCTTCTACTGCTGCTGTGTCCGCTGCACCCTTAATGGCATCTTCCATCGCAGTAGCTTTAGTGCGGATCGCATCCCGCCAAGTCTGGATGTTACTTGGAATTGCAGTACCTTTGTCTGCTTTACGAATGACGGCCCAATCAGTCTGTGCTAAAAAGTCACCCTGTTGCTTCTTCACTTGGTCAATTAAAACAGATTTAACTCCAAAATTAACAACCTGATTACCCTTTTCATCCTTTAGTAATTCTCCCGTGTCAACATCTGTCGCATTTACATCGTCTAGGTTCTTGGCTGTTTTCGTTACTTTGCCAGCCGCATCCTGAGTGAACCACCATGTTATGCTATTCGGAATAGGATCAGGGATAATCTCTTCCAGACCTGCAGCTTTTTTCTCATCCGCTGACCAGATGTGCCAGTTGCGCGGATGAGTTATTCCACTAGCATCTGTCCATGAGGAACCAGCATTTACAAGATTCCCAGTTTCTATTTCACGCCACATGATCTTCTCCTATCTTGCTGTAGCTGGTGCAACACCATCACCACCAAAGGGACTTTCTGCGAATGCAACAACTGCATATGTACCACCACTACCATTTACTCCTCCATCACTGGCTCTCATTTTGAAGCCAGCAGAGATGAAGTCTAATGTAGTTGAGCTTATATCAGCATTAGTGGTGTCAGGATATAGTCGTAAAGCAGCAGGATTGGAGGGGCTTCTTTTATTGTCACATATAACCCAGTTATCTGCACTGTCTGTACGTTTTAACATAACCCACGCTGGTTTGAATCCTGTATATATAAATGGCCCATCAGTACTTGCATTCCCAGTAAAAACGCCGATCTTGCTAAAACCGTCAACTTCAACAAATGCATAAGACACATAGCTTTCACCACTTGTGTTAACGTCCGTATGTGTCCCTATTGAAAACACCGTACTTGTGGGTGCCGTATCATTCCAAACAGTTGCATCATCTACTGGTGCTGCATTAGTATTTAATACCAAATAATCGGTTTGCGGATCTGTGGCTACTCCCGCATGATACACTTTCCAAGCATCCGTCGCATCGCGGTTCTTTACCATAATTAGTGTCGGTGCAACCCCTAAACCATGCCCAATAGTGGATGCGCTTCCTGTCCCTTCATAAGTACTTATAGAAATGCCAGCAGTAGCATCGGAATAAGTAGTCGTTGTGTTTATGCCTCCAACTTCATTTGATGCTCCCGAGTTACCAGCAGACCACTGCCAAGCTACAAAAGTATATGTATTTGTATTATAATTTGTACCATTAAAGCTAAAACCATCAGAATCAAATGCACTTATTCCAGCAGTTAAGGTAGTTTCAGCAGCAGTTGAATTTGCCTGTAACTCTTTTTGTACTCCTCTGGCTGCATCAAAAAAACCGTTATTATATGCGTCACTTCTTGATGTAAGTAGAATCATATCTGGCTGCATATTTGAATTGCCGTCATTAGTGACACTTCTTGATGATCCAGTCCCAGTAAAGAGTGCTGCCTGAAAATTAGTCGATCCGTCTTTCGGTGCAGGTTCTTCCAGACTAGCCGTACAGAAAGCCTTGTAGCCTGTAGGAGGGCTGTAGCTCCATTCTGCTTCTGCGAAACGGCCCGCGTAAACATCACTTGCCTCATTGCTTGCTGTTGGACCCCATCCACCTGCACGGCCATCAGAACTCAATGTAGTACTAAAAGCACCTGTACCAGTAGCCCCAGAAGTAGGATCACCAGAATTTTGCCATGTATTATTTTTTGCAAAGTAACATTTTCCATTATCGGCATCCCATGCAATACCTAAAATATCGTTTGTTGTTAGACTATCACCAAAACTGGCAGTAGAACTGTTAAAATATGTTTGACCATCACCTAAACGATACCCAAGTGAAATTCCTGTCTTATCGTGACGGTCATCTCCCGGATCGAATTGAGATATTACGTCAGCTTGTGAAATACCAACCAAGCCAGCAGGACTACTACCTCCTATAGACACAATTTTAACTTCAAAATACCACTTCCCTGTACGCGGAAACATAGTGCCAATTGTGCTACGCTGGTCACCACCAGTATGGGAGAAGTTCCTATTTCCTTCGGTTAAAACAATATTGCTGTCATTTGGAAAGTTAGAGTTCCAAGTACAGTGATTATTCGTAGGAGTATCTGTGGACTGATCTGCAGCGGCTAGATTATTTACTGTCCAATCATTATCATTTCCAGAAACATCGTTTCCTAACGAACTGCTGTCTTTAAAATCTAAATGAAAGCCATTAGTCCCAAAAGATAAACCGCTTATCTTTTTGGGAACCCAAACACCTTGGTCATTTGTCTCGGCAAAACTACTAGGCGTATAAGCGGTGCCATCACACACAACAAGTTCCGCAGCATATCCATCAAAAATATAAGCATCACTTGTTGATGCACGAAACAACTCATGGGCTGCATTATTCATCCAC